AAGAAACAGAAAACTGATGGGAAACATATTTAACACGGTCGAAATGACCGCACCAGGCAAAAACAAATTTAACCTCACCCACGACGTAAAACTCTCGTGCAAAATGGGGCAACTTATACCCGTAATGGTGCAGGAATGTATTCCAGGCGATTCCTGGAAGATCGGTGCAGAAGCACTCATAAGATTCGCTCCCCTGGTTGCTCCTGTAATGCACCGAATGGACGTATCAATCCACTATTTCTTTGTACCAAACCGGATCACCTGGGATAACTGGGAATCTTTCATAACAGATCCTTACCAGGCAGATCCTCCAATCGCGCCCTTCATCACATTCGCTGACTTTGACACAACCGACGCAGAAAAAAAGCACGCAGATTATATGGGCGTGCCTCCAGTCGGTGCAGCCTACCACAATCTATCAGCGTTACCCTTCGCGGCTTACAACAAAATCTATAACGAGTACTACCGCGATCAAAACCTCATCGCCGAAATCGACGATGAATTAAACGACGGTCAAAACACCCAAACACCATACCTCATAACAAGGCGTCGTGCATGGGAACATGACTATTTCACCGCCTCATTACCTTTCGCCCAGAAAGGGGCATCAGTTGACATTCCCCTGGGAGATGTCAAACTGAAAACCTTCGCCGATCTGCCCTCTGGCTGGACATCAGCTGGATATCCTAAATGGGTAGATGGCTCTTATGCATCTCCTGACGATTCATACATCATGACACAACCAGCTGCCTCCCTTGACAGGACAGTTGCACAAGTCTTCGGTGGAGCTCCTGGCCCAGCTGTTGCCTACGATCCCCAGGGAACACTCTCTGTACAAGCAACAACCATAACCGACCTACGCAGGGCGTTTAAACTCCAGGAATGGCTCGAAAAGAACGCCAGGGCAGGCACACGTTATACAGAAAACATCCTGGCTCATTTCGGCGTAAAATCGTCCGATGCCAGGCTACAACGCCCCGAGTATATCACGGGCGTAAAATCACCTATCGTCATCTCTGAAATCGTAAACACTACCGGCGAGGTAGACGGTCTTCCCCAGGGTAACCTGGCCGGTCACGGCATAGGCGTCGCTGCGGGAAGGTTCGGCTCATATTTCTGCGAAGAGCATGGATTCATCATCGGCATCATGAGCGTAATGCCTAAAACCGCTTATCAGCAAGGTGTGCCAAAACACTACCTAAAGAGTGATCCGCTTGACTACTACTGGCCATCATTCGCACACATAGGTGAACAAGAAGTTAAGAACATCGAAATCTACGCACCTGGTACTGACGACCAGGGCACATTCGGTTACGTTCCCAGGTACGCGGAATATAAATTCACTCCAAACCGCGTGGCCGGAGATTTCCGGACAACCCTGGATTTCTGGCATCTCGGCAGGATCTTTTCATCTGCCCCAGCACTTAACCAGGCATTTATCGAATGTGATCCATCAACCAGGATCTTCGCTGTGGAGGATGGAACTGACTACCTCTGGTGTCATGTTCTCAACAAGGTAACAGCTGTTCGTGCTATGCCTAAATTTGGTAACCCCTATATGTAATGAATGAGCAATACACAATGTATGACTCCACTTATATTACGGCACAACCAAGATGACGAACTAACCGTCGCGTGTGGAAAATGTCCCCCGTGTTTAAGAAAACGCATTGCGTGTTGGTCTTTCCGATTATCAAAACAGGCGGAGGTTTCTACCTCTGCCTTATTTGTTACACTAACGTATAACAACAACCATGTGCCGTTCTCTGAGAACGGATTACTTACACTAAAAAAGACAGACCTACAATTATTCTTCAAACGATTACGCAAACGATCAAAACAACAGATTAAATACTATGCATGCGGAGAATACGGCACTCGCACACACCGACCTCATTACCATCTCATCATTTTTAATACAAATGAGGCAGACATTATCGCCTCCTGGACAAACGATGGTAAACCTTTGGGCAACATACATTTTAGATCGGCTGAAAAAAACTCGATCGGCTACACCCTCAAATATTGCTGCAAAGCAAAAAAAGTCGGTAAACATCCGCTCGACGATCGCCAAAAAGAATTCCCATTAATGTCAAAATACCTGGGAATAAATTACATCACTCCAGAGATGATTCTCTGGCATCAAAACGACATCCTTAACAGGATGTACTGTCCATTAAAGGACAACAAGAAAGCACCTATGCCCAGGTACTACAAATCACGGATCTACGAACCGGAACAATTGCAGGAAATTTCAATGCACATCCATGCAAAAACCCAAGAAGCACTCACGGATCTCATCGCCGAACTCGGCGAAGAGAATTACATCAAACAACGACAAGAAAAAATCACTCACGCTTTTAAAAAAATGTACGACCATGCAGACAAACGCACCAGTTAGAAATCAGCACAACGCCAGGCATATGGAATCACCTGGCGAACACAACGACCAACCATCAATGACCGTCCCCGACCAGGCACTATCAATCCGCGAGATCCTTCGCAGATTCTCACACGGGATCCCCCTGGACGGACAACAAATTCCCATCTTCGACGAGAACGAAGATGATCTCCCTGATTTTCGTCATATGGATCTGGCTGATCGCCAGGAATACGAAATCCAGCTCAAAGAGGAACTCCAGGCTATCCAGGACAAACATAACAGATACCAAGCAGCACTTAAGGCTGCTAAGATCCCAAGTACCCCTCAAGGGGGTACTACCGAGGGCGGCCCTGCGCCCGATGGGGGATCTGTCACCGGCTCTTAGCCGGCTAATATCCTTAGAAAAATCCCTTCGGTGCAGCGCGAAGCGGCGCTGCCCGCCGGAGGCATCAAAACACAATCTCCCCAAGCCATAGCACTCCCTTGAAATGCTATGGCTAATTGACACCAATCGAGTAAAACTACGCGATCAAGGAACGAAACACGGGAGGGAGGAACGACCGAGCTACAAGAGACAAAATCGCTATATTCACAACTCGAATCAGTCAATAAAACATAACAAAAAAATCTAATATGGCACTACTACCAGCACTCGGCTTAGGCGCATCTGCCGCCTCATCAATACTTAATCCCATATTACAACACAATCAAAACATCAGAAATCGGAAATACGCTATCCAGGATCGCGATTTCGAAAACGCATACAATTCACCAAAACAACAAATGGCCAGGCTAAAAGAAGCCGGCCTCAACCCACACCTGGCATACGGCAGCGGTGCAGGGGCATCCGCATCAGTAGGAACAAAATCACCTGCCGGACAAGCACCAGAAGCTAACGGGCAACCAATCGCAAATTCACTAATGGCCTTCCAGGACTTTGCAATAAAAACCATTGAACGCGACAAGCTAAAAGAACAGATCGAACTGATCAAACTACAACAGAAATTCACTCAAGAGAACACCCTCAATCGTTGGCAAGACACCGAGAACAAAGCACTTAAATACTCATTTGATTCCGGACTATTCCAAACCAACACCGACATGCAGAAGGAACGCCTACGCGGTCAACAAATCGGCAACCTTAAAAATCTCACCCAGGCAGAAACTATGCAGATCATGCAAGCACCCAACCTGGAAAAAACCCTGGAACAGATCCTCTCCATAAAAGAACAACGGTCAATGATTCCCTATCAAAAGGACATGATCCGTCAACAGATCGCAAACCTCCAGAGCTCCAAGCTGCTCACCGAATCCAAAACACTATCGGAAGCACAACAACGGGAACTAAAAAAATCCGTCCAGGAACTTGTCCTGGAACAATCAAAAACACAAAATCTCGGACGCACACTAATGGAGGATCAGCACCGCTTAAACACAATCAAGGAAAAATTTAAATCAATGGGACTATCTGAAACAGCTACATCGGATTTCCTCAACAACTTACTGGACATAAAAGCTAAAGCCACATTTTGGTAATCAATCAATCAATCAATATGCAAGACGCAAAAATCGCAACCGTGACCATCGTAAATCAAGATCAGGATTTCATTATCCTGGTAAACGATCCAATTAACGCTAACGTCCTATCAGCTATGCAGATTACTGAAGAAGCAGCTGAAAAACTTTCATGCATTTTAGAAATCAAAATTCACAAAACAACAAAAATCAAATCACCATGGCAAGAAGATCCCGCTCAAGAAGAAGCTCTCGTAAACGCTCCCGCTCAAAAGTCAAAAGAAAATACTACGTATCACGCGGAGGAATCCGACTTTGAGTACAACAAACGCGAGGACAACTACCATCTCGCTAAAGACATCATCAATCAATTAAATAAAGAAACAGAAAACTGATGGGAAACATATTTAACACGGTCGAAATGACCGCACCAGGCAAAAACAAATTTAACCTCACCCACGACGTAAAACTCTCGTGCAAAATGGGGCAACTTATACCC